GCGTTCAAAGAACGCCCACTCGTCGTTCGACATCAGGTTTCGTGCCACGCTGGTCTCCATTGCAGATACCAGCTTGAATCACGATCACCGCGCCCGGTGAATCCCTTTTGTCAACACGCCCTAGTTCTGCATCCGCAGAGGTGCCGCATGTGACCAGGAAGGTCTAGTTTTTCCAGTTGTTCAGCCAACTCAAGACATCTTCCGGCAGATCACGCTGGCCTGCGTCACGGAGAAGCTTCGGCAGCGCTTCATTCACCGCATCCATTTCCGGGATGGGGCGACAGCGACCGAAATCATCCAGGTCCGCATAAAATCGCCCTCCGGTTATCTCATCCAGCCGTTCTGCAATCGGTCGGAAGCGGTTCAGCAGAATTTCGCGGTTTCTTGAACCGAACACCTCGATCTGATTATCGGCAGGATGGGCCACTCGCCCACCAACAGATGACAGCCAGCCGACCACCCTGTTCGCTGCATCGCGTGGAAGTTCGTGCAAGGCCCGGCGCCCGACTTCCGCAAAGGCGCTCGGCACCGAGGGGTTCTGATCTTCCGGCAGTTCCAGATCGCTCGGAAAGGCAATTTCCGCGTTCTTGATGAAGTCTTTTACAGAACCTCCAGCCGCTCTTACAGCGTCAAAGTTTCTGATGACCAGCTTTGCATTGGGAAAATGATCCTCGACCCAGCCCTCGACAAGTCGGGCCTGCTGAAAATGAGCACTGTCCAGATATTCGTCCAGCGCATCCTCGGAAAGCTTGCCGAGCCTAGCGCCGAACTTCAGCCTTTGCCGGTGCCAAGATGACAGATACTCATCCGGCCTCCGCAAGTTGCAATATATCGTAACGTCGTAATGCGCGTATCGCTCTGCCAGCCGCTCAATACTTTTCCGCTCGCGGGTCAAGCCGAAAAGCGCAAAAACCTCAGAACAAAGGATAACGGAATGAGGATCGAGAGCCGCGATCTGGTTATCAATCATCTCGAACATCTGAAACCCGCTTGGCAGGTTTGGATAATAGGGCGGAACTCCGTGACGGTCCTCTTCGGTCTTCAGCTTGAGCGCCAGCGCGTTATGCGGCTCTATGATGTTCAGGCTTTCCCCCAACGTGGGGATATCCCGCCCGGACAACGTGACCAACAGATTGCGCGCCACACCCAGAGATTCCACCGACGGATAAAGGATACCGGCTCGCAGCATACGCAGGAAATTGCTGGACAGGAAGCTTTGTATGGACGTCGAGCCAGTTTTGAAATGGCCGATAAAGATGACAACCTTCAAAGCAATCTCCTTACGTATTCATTCATTGGTATGGCTATCGGTGAATCACTTTTGTCAACACGCCCTAGGTTTTCGTCTATGCCCAGGGCGTCCTTGGGGCTGTTCGGCGGGGCCGTCTTGATCTTGTAGGACATCAGCCTCTCAGCTGCGTCGAGCTTGCCGGCAAGGGCAGTTGTTCTCTCGACAAGGAACCCGGCCATGAAGCCAATGCCGGAGAAGCCGGAGATGAACGCTATCAGATGGCTATCGACAGAGGCGTATGTAAGGACATTTTCACCAATTACTTCATGCAGTTGCTTATTCGCTTCCTGCTGTTCCTCGCTCACGATCAGTCCTCCCCGCCTCGCCCCTCAATCTCTCCGCCACCTTCCGCGCGATGATGCCGGTGATCCTGCTGCGTCGCCGGCCGTCCGCGATGGCCTGATACTCCCGCGCGATCAGCAGCATCTGCCCCGGCGTGGCACCCATGGCCTGGATCGTCGTCACCACCATCGCCGCAGCCGCGTCCTGCGTGGCGGCGACCTCGGCCTTGAGCGCGGCTATGCGAGCCTCGGGGGTCATGGGTCGCCGCTTTCGCGGGGTTGCGAAGCTATAGAGTCGAGGCGCGATTGAATTTCTGCGCGCTTCAAGTCTACCCAAAGCTTGATGATGCCCCGCCTTCCGGTCGGTCGGGAAGTGTATGCGCTGGCAATGACTATCGCACCGCCGAGGATGGCCAAGGCGCCGACCACCCACCCGAGCGAGTTGATGCGCCGACCCTCCTCGAAAAGGTAAAATGAGAACCCAGCTATATGGGCCGCGCCAACTACAGCGCTTGCGATCCTAAGCATCCCTTCACCTGTCCTTTTCTACATGTCGCTGCCGGCGGAATCTTGCTTAACTTGTTCTCTGTTTGTTCTTAAGAATCGGGATGGGGTATGACGCTTGACGAGGTTATCCGCGCTCTTCTTGTGCTGCCACGGGAGGATCTAGAGAATCTGATGGACCAGTTCGGGATCGCGAAGAAACATCGAGAAAAGCGTGGACCTTCTCTCGATCCTGTTGCTCGGCCGCCTGAATCGCCATAGCCAGTCGGACAATCTCCGGGCCGGCAGAATGTTCGCCAAGAGCGATGATCGTGCTCAGGTCCATGTCCAGGACTTTGGCGATCTTCTGAGCGTTCGCGACCGTCATGGACTGATTGGCCCCGCTAAGCTGCTTCCGCAGTGTCGAGTCATTCAGCTCTGCGGACTTCGCTAGCCCCGCCGGGGTCAGGTCGGTCCTCTCCGTCAGGATCAGGAGTAGTCCTTTGATGAATGGATCTCGGTCTCTCATGCGGACTACAATCCCATTGGCGCAGCGCTCTGCGCCACCGGATTATAGTCCTTGCGCAAGCAGGATAATAATCCTATCATGCCCGCATGATCGACGAATTTCTCACCGAAGCCAGGGCGTATTGCAAGGCGCGCAACATCAAGTTGGCGACGCTCGGCCGCTACGCCGTTGATGACAAGGAGCTGTTCCCGCGCCTTGAGCGGGGCGGCCAGTGCTACCCAAGAACCATGGATCGGGTCAGGGCCTACATGGCCGAGAACCCGCCCGCCCAAACTCCCGAGGAGGCGACGCGATGACCGCTGCCGCCCCCTCTTTCTCTCCTGCTGTTTCTGTGGGGTCTGCACGGCCCAGAAACAGCACAGGAATCAAAGGTATGTCTCCCGGAAAGTTTTCTCCGAAACGGAAGGCGATGACCTATCGCCAGCATTTTGCGGCGTCCTGGTCATCGTTCATCCGCGAGTGCTTCGACAGCCCCGAACACGCCGCGATGGTGTTCGGCGTCGATGCCTCGACCTCGCGCAAGTGGTGGGAGGGCAGCCACGCGCCGTCCGGCTTCGCGGTCGGCTACGCCTTCGCCATGAACCCGGCCGCGGCGGCCCATCATCTCGCAGGTGACGCATGAGACGCCTGCGCATCCGCCTGATCGTCGTCGAACTCGTTGCGGCAAATCACGTCCGCGCTTTCGGGCGCTGGTGGCAGGCTTCGGCCCGCCATCGCTTGGGAAAACTTTCCGGGGAACTCTCCGATGACTGAACAAGCGCCTCTTCTGAGATTCCAGATCACCGTCGAGACGGCGGCCGGCGGGCGCATCAGCCACGTCATCCGGGCGGCGGACAAGCAAGCCGCGATGGCGCGGGCGGTGACGCCCTATCCCGGCGCGATGGTCGTCCGGGTCGAGGAACTGGCCCGGGCCCAGGCGGCGCCCAAGGTGGCGAGGCTCAAACCCGCCGACCGGGCGCGGCGCGAGATGGTCGGCATCCTGCGAGGGCAGGGCTATTCGCTGGCCGACATCGCCGAGGCGCTCGGCATCAGCGTGGACCGGGCGCTGGTGTTGATGGAGGCGGCGTGATGCGGGTGCTGATTGCCTGCGAATGCAGCGGGATCGTCCGCCGCGCCTTTGCCGCTCTCGGCCATGATGCGTGGTCCTGCGACCTGATGCCGGCCGAGGATCGCAGTAACCGCCACATCGTCGGTGACGTGCGCGACCTGCTACACGATGGCTGGGATCTGCTGGCGGTGATGCATCCGCCCTGCACCCGGCTGGCGAATAGCGGTGTCCGCTGGCTCAAGGAGCCGCCGACCAACGCCCCGGACGAAGCCACGGCAGCCGAGAAAGCGGCGTGGCACGCGATGGATCGCGACACCCGTCTGGCGATCATGTGGCGACTGCTGGATGAGGGCGCCGCGCTGTTCTCGGACTGCTGGAACGCTCCGATCCCGCGCGTCGCCGTGGAAAACCCGGTCATGCACAAGCACGCCAAGGCGCGCATTCGCGGCTATGAGCCGTTCGCGCAGAGCGTCCAGCCGTGGCAGTTCGGGACCGACGAAGCCGGCCCGGACAACGTGAAAAAGCGCACCTGCCTGTGGTTGCGCGGCCTGCCCAAGCTCAAGCCGACCGGTACGCTGGACGGCAGCACGGCACGCGACGAGATCCACCGCGCGGCGCCGGGGCCGACCCGCAAGGCAGATCGGTCGCGCTTCTTCCCCGGCCTCGCTGCCGCAATGGCATCGCAATGGGGCGGGTTCCCGGATGAAGCGACCGGAAGGGCTTCGGCATGACTCCGACCGCCTCCGTCCGCGTCGAGGATGGCCATGCCGTCATCCGCATACCCTTGGCCGAGGTTCACGGCCTTCGCGTCGCGCTCGCGGAATGCCCGTGCCGCGCACCAAAATCAGTCGAGACACAGGGTATTCGCCAGAGGCTCGCGACGGCGCTGGGGCGCCTCCAGGCCGCGGCGGATGGCCCGTCAACCCATCGGAGGGCCTGAGATGAAGTTCAAGGAAACGGCCGAGGATCTGGCGGTCAAGGATCGCCTCTGGGACGCCACCGAGCGCGAGCTGGAGCATTTCGCCCGGCTCTATGCCGATGGCTATGTCGTCGGAGAACCCTACAGCGACGCCCAGAAGGATGCGACCAGCGCGGCGAAGCGCAGGGGTTATCCCAAGGGCTTGGTGCGCGACCTCGGCGCCATCGTCCGTAAGGGCGAATGGGGGGGGGCGGCTGGGATAAGCCTGCGGTCCAGCTATCGCGAGAGGCTGGGAATCTGAGCTGATGAGCAAGCGAACCCCCGGCCTTCCCCAGCGCCCGCGCGGCTTCTGGCCCACGCCCCGCGAAGCGGTGGCGCCTCTGATCCCGTATCTGCCGCCACGGGCCCGGTATGGCGAGCCCTGCGCAGGCGATGGGGCGCTGATCGGGCACCTGCGGGATCTGTGGCCCGGCGGCCGCTGCGTCTGGGCATCTGACCTGGAGCCGCAGGGGCCGGGCATTGAGGCGATGGCCGTGGCCGATATCAAGGCGGCGGATGATGTCGACCTGTGGGTGACGAATGTTCCCTGGCCTGTCACCGGCGGAAAGGGCGACCCGGCGCTATCCATCATCAAGCACCTGATCGGCATCGCGCCGGCCTGGGTGCTGCTCCCCTGGGACTTCGCCGCCAACGGCTATTTCGGCCGCCTGATCGACCAGTGCAGCGACATCGTGCCTATCGGTCGCGTCTCGTGGCTCGGCAACGGCACGCCCGGCAAGGATAACGCGGCGTGGTTCAGATTCGACGCGCAGAACCGTTTCCCGGCAGTGGTGAGGGCCAGGTCATGATTCTCCGCGTCACCCTCCCATGGGCAAAGACCAGCGAGCTTTCCGCCAACAGTCGCCTGCACTGGCGCAAGCGGGCGAAGCTGGTCAAGGCGCAGCGCCGCGTGACCGATGCCCTGGCGCGCGAGGCCGGCTGGCACAAGGCCCGCATCCCGGCCGACGCAGAGCTGCGCATGACGCTGATCTACTGCCCGCCCAGCACCGTCACCACCGTCGACGACGACAATGTCGTGACCGCGAACAAGGGCGCCCGGGACGCGCTGGCGGCGGTGCTGCGCATCGATGACGGCAGGATCAAGCTGCAAGAGCCGATCCGCGGCGAGCGGTGCAAGGCGGGCGCGGTGATCGTCGAGGTGGAGGTGGTTTGATGGCTGAACAGAAACCCCAGCGGCCGCCCGCACCGTTCCGCAGCATAGGCGATCTGGCGCGCGAGCTTCTGGAAAAATCCACCAACCAAAAACCGGAGGCAGCGGAATGAATACCGTTACCCCTATCCGAGATGAGGCACCGGCCATGTTCTCGGTCGAGGCTGAGCAGCAGATCCTTGGTGCCCTTCTGCTGGCGCCTGAACTGGCCGGACAGGTCGACCGTCTCGGCGGCGCCGATCTGTTCTTTGACCCGGTCCATGCCGAGATATTCACCACCCTTATCGAGAAGAACCGCGCGGGCGTTCTGGCCGATCCGGTCACGGTCGGGTTGACGATGGTGGATCACGAGGGGCTGAAAGTGCTAGGGGGCGGGCGCTACCTGGTCCGTCTTGCTGCGGCTTCGATCGGTCCCGCGTCCGTCAAGGGATATGCAGAGGCCTTGGCCGAACTAGCTCGCAAGCGGCAGATACAGGCGGCTATTTCCGAGGCGACCGCATCGCTGGCGCGGGGCGACATGAAGGCCGCGGATGTGGCGGCGCGGCTCGAAACCGCCATGCTGGCTTCCAGCCAGATCGGAGACAGCGCTGGCCCGATGTCCATGCTGCGCGCCGTCACTCAGTCGATGGACCAGACGCTCATGGCCTATCGGGGCGATTACTCGCACCTGGTCAAGTCGGGCATCTCGACGCTGGACAGCATCATCCCCGGTTTTTTCCCCGGAGAACTGACCATCCTTGGCGGCCGTCCAGCCATGGGCAAGTCTGCGGTATCGCTGTCCATAGCGCTGAACGTTGCGCGCGCGGGACAGGGGGTGGCTATCGCGTCACTGGAGATGACGCCAGAGGCCATGGCTATGCGCGCGCTGTCCGAAGCATCGGCAGCGTCGGGTTCTGCCGTGCCTTACATCGACATGCGGCGCGGCGCGCTTACCGAGGATCAGATGCGCACGCTCTACGAGCAATCGCGCGGCTTGGGCGATCTGCCGATATACTTCCTACCCCGCCAATTCTCCGACATCGGCGCCATGGTTTCAGGTGTTCGCCAGATTGCCAGAACCACCGACCTTAAGTTGCTGATCGTGGACTATGCCCAGCTGATGACCGCGCCAGGAAAGTCCAGATACGAGCAGATCACCGCCATCTCGCTCGCCCTCAAGGGGATGGCCGTATCCCTGAATATCCCGGTCATAGCCTTGTCGCAGCTTTCTCGTGCCATCGAGAGCCGCGACGACAAAAGGCCCGTCATGTCCGACCTGCGCGAATCCGGCCAGCTTGAGCAAGACGCCGACAACATCCTGTTCTGCTACCGGCCGGAATACTACATCGCACAGCGAGAGCCCGCACCTGAGGCCGCGCCCGACGACATCTGCAAGTGGGCAGCGGAGATGGATGCCGCGCGCGGAAAATTGGAGGTGATCGTCGCCAAGCAGCGGATGGGCGAGACGGGCACCGCGCGCTGCCGCTGCGCCCTCGCGACCAACAGCGTCTGGGGGGACGATTACGGATGAGCGTCGAGGCAATGGCATGGGTCTGGAAGAACGGCCCGACCGATCCGACAGAAAGGCTGGTCCTGCTTGCCATAGCAGACCACGCCGACGATCTTGGCTGGTGCTATCCCAGCATGATCGGAATCGCCACCAAGGCATGCGTCACCGAACGCGGGGCTAGGGGTATTGTCCGGCGCCTGGAGGCCGGAGGATGGATCGCCGTCAAGATTGGCGGAGGTCGCGGCGGGAAGTCCCGTTACCGCGTCCTGATGGGCAATAACCCGGAACAAGAAACCGGGAATGACATTCCGGGAAAGAGAAACCGGGAAAGAGAAACCGGGAATGCGGCGACACAAAACCCGGAACGTGGCGACACAAAACCCGGAACCCTGGTTCCGCCGAACCATCAAGGAACCATCAAGGAACCATCAACGACTGCGCGCGAGCGCGAGACCGATCAGACGGTCGTCGTCGATGACCAGTCGAAGCGACGAGACGAGGTTCTGCGGCTCATGGGGCTGGACGGCGTGATCCGGCCGGATGGCAGGTTCACGGGACAGACGACCGACATGGCTGAGCTGCCGAAGTGGGACGCTCTTGGGCTTACCAGGGCGGAACAGGACGGGAAGATCCGCGAAATGCTCGACAAGCAGCGGGCCAAGGTTCCGGGGTTCTTCCCGAACAGGTGGTCGTGGTTCACCGCAGGTATGGGCGAACTGGCAGCTGCAAAGCGACGGGATCCAGCATCGGCGCAACTGGGATCAAAGCCGAATGGGCCCCTTGCCGACCCGAATGCCGAGGCTGAGCGGCAGGCCCTCGTGACAGAACTTGGCGCGCTGCGGGGCAGCAACAGTGATGCAGCGTTCGCCAGAAGGCGGGAAATCGTATCGCGCCTTCAAGCCCTAGAAGCCGCAGCAGGAGCATGACCACCATGGCGCCGCCCTACAAGACCGGACCCATCGACGACGCCGAGGCATGGATCATCGCGACGCCGGACGCGACCTATGCCGAGGCCGCCCGCATGCACGGCGTGACGCACAACAGCCTGCGCGCCCGCATCTCGAACAAATACGGCTCGCTCGCCGCGGCGAGGCTCATGCGCGACGCCGGGGTGCTGAAACCCGATGCGGGGCGTGTCCTGCGGCCCGTGCGGCGCTGCATGCGGTGCGGCGTGTCGGCCAACATAGATCACGGCCTGCGGATGTGCTCAGCATGTCGCAAGGAGGTCGCGCAGCTTCATGACGGAGGGGTGTAATCATGGCCTACAGCGTCGATGAAATAGCCAAGCACAAGGCCGGCATCTGCGAGGCCATCGCAAGCGGATCAAGCCTGCTCCAGCACCTGCGCAAGAAGGGCATGCCGGGGTATACGACCGTGATGAAGTGGCTGGCTGCTGACCCAGATTTCCAGGCCAATTACGCGCGCGCGCGCGAAGCTCAAGCAGACGCCGACGCTGACAAGATCGGCGACATCGTGGACCGCGTGCTGGCGGGCAAGCTGGACCCTCAGGCAGCCCGTGCGGCCATCGATGCGCTGAAATGGACGGCCGGCAAGCGCCAGCCGAAAAAATACGGGGACAAGCTGGATCTGGACATCAACGGCCGCGTGCAGATCGAGCGTGTCGAGGTGAAATTCGTGGGGGACGGTGAGTGACGGCTTTTTGGGCAATGTGTCTACAGATGGAGATGTGAACATGAAAAAATGGATGAAACAGCTTGCGGTGATCTTGGTAGCGGCCGCAATACACGAGTCGGTCTATTCGCTTATGGTGTGGGGCTTCGGCGCGAATGCGGGCCTGGTTTATCTGTTCTTGGCTGCCGCTATGGGATTGGCGGACGCGCCCTGGCTGCGCAGCGCGTTCGGCCTCAAATGAACAATCGCGACGCAAAGCGATACGAGCGGATGCAGCGGCGCCTGTTCGCGGCCGGCGCGCTGCTGTCCGTGTGGCTGGGCTATCTCGTCTGGACCGCTGCATGATCCTCGACGTTCGCCCGCCCAAGGTCTTTGCCCCGCTCTGGAAGTCGAAGCGGCGGTATCTGTGCGCTTGGGGCGGGCGCGGGTCGGGCAAATCCTGGGACCGGGCCATGCACATGATCGTGCGCCACCTGACGGAGCCCGGCCTTTCTTCGATCTGCCTGCGCGACGTGCAAAAATCCCTCGACCAGTCGGTGTTCAAGCTGCTGGTCGAGACGGCGGCCCGTCTCGGGGTGGCAGATGCCATCAGGCCGGTGGAATCGGATCGGATCATCAGGACGCCGGGCAACGGCATCATCGCATTCAACGGGATGAACGAGTTCAACGCCGAGAACATCAAGTCGCTTGAGGGCTTCGACATCGCTTGGTGGGAGGAAGCCGCGACCGCGGGGCAGGGGCCGCTCGACATGCTGCGCCCGACGCTGCGCAAGCCGGGGTCGCAGATCTGGTTCACCTACAACCCCCGTCTGCGCTCCGACCCGGTCGACGTGATGATGCGCCAGGACGCGCGCTTTGCGGACAGCCGCACGGTCGTCGAGGCCAACTGGCGCGACAATCCGTTCCGCGGTCCCGAGCTGGAGGAGGAGCGGCTGCTGGACCTGGCCGGCGATGAGGCCCGCTATCGCCACATCTGGGAGGGCGATTACGAGGCCGAGTCGGACATGCAGTTCATCGGCGGCGGTCTGGTGCGCGAGGCGATGGCGCGTGAGCCGAACCCGACCATCGGCGACGAGCTGGTGCTGGGCGTGGACGTGGCTCGGTTTGGCGACGACCGCAGCGTGATCTGGGCGCGGCGGGGCCGGGACGCCAAGACCATGCCGCCCATCGTCATGCAGGGCGCCGACACGATGCAGGTCGCGGCCCGCGTCATGGCCGAGATTGACCGGCTGCACCCGGACGGCGTGTTCATCGACGAGGGCGGCGTGGGCGGCGGCGTGATCGACCGATGCCGGCAGATGGGATATTCGGTGATCGGGGTGAACTTCGGCGGCAAGGCGGATCGCTCCATTGAGGGCGTGCCGAAATGCAGGAACAAGCGCGCGCAAATGTGGGCCACCATGCGCGAGTGGCTGCGCTCGGGCGGCTGCATCCCCGACAGCCGCGACCTTGAGATGGACCTGACCGGGCCTCTTTACAGCTTCGATGTGCAGAACGCGATTGAGCTGGAGAAGAAATCGGACATGAAGAAGCGCGGCGTGGCCAGCCCGGACGAGGCAGACGCGCTGGCGCTGACCTTCGCCTATCCCGTGGTGCCGCGCTCGATCCAGCGCCAGCAAGAGGCCCGCGCGCAGGAGGAATGGCATCCGGTCTGGGGCTGACCCTCAACATATATCGCTCACCGTGCCGTTCATATTCTGCCCCCGAACAGAGACGGGCGGGCCATGGCGACGACGCAGAATTTCACGGTGGGCAATTCCTGGACGCGCATCGCCAGCGGGCGCGCTGACGGGCAGGTTGTCAAGATCGAGGGCGCCGGGCCGTTCAACCTGGCCGTCACGGTGGGCGCAAAATCCATCCCGCCCGACATCCCGCCGCAGACCGGGCATCGCGTCACGGGCAAGACCGATCTGCCCCTGGTCGCCGCCCAGCACCTCTGGGCCAGCGCCGCAACCCCGACCAACTTGACGGTGACCTGATGGCCAGCGCGACGAAACGCATCATCCTGTCCTCTGGCTGGGTCAAGATCGCAGAGGCAAAAGGCCGAGAGGCCATGGCGATGATCGACGCCTATGGCGCGGTCCAGTTGGCCGTCGCAGATGGCGAGCCGCCCCGCGGCGATGTGGCCAGCGGACACTCGCTCAACGGTTCGATGATGTGGCCGGTCAAAGGGGCAGAAATCATCTGGGCCAGGGGCGCGGGCGTCGCTGTGTCGGTGACTCTGCTCAAGGTCGTTCCCGAGTTCGCCACGCTGGATTCGGCCGCGCTCAAGGTGGCGACGGCATCGGCCCAGGCTGTCGCAACCGCCGCAGCCGGCGCCGCCGCGACGGCAGACGCCAAGGCAGTCACGGCCGACAACAAAGCCACCGCCGCCGACGCCAAGGCGACAGAGGCGCAGACCGTTGCGGCGAACGCGCGGCGCGCGGCTGGGCCAATCCCGCAAGAATTCGGCGCGGTGGGTGACGGGGTGACGGATGATACTGCCGCAATGCAGGCGTGGAAAGATTATGTCGTGTCGAACAGCATTACTGGCATGCTGCCGACAGGCCGGTATCGCGCGACGGCGCTGGACATGTATCCGTATCAGTCCTATGCGATCCGTGGCGACGGCGACCGGCAATCCATCATCCTGATCGACAACCCTGATCGGGCCGCAGCCGGGCTGAAATTTACGCATCCAAGCAATCCCAGCACTCGGGGGAGGCCCTATCAGGTCTCTGACATTGGCGTGGACGCCATGGCCGGAACGAAGGCGTGTCTGATCGAGGATCGCTACGCTGGCGGCTCGAAATGGAACCGGGTCAGGGTCGAGGGTTATCACGGGTCAACTGGCGTGCGCATGGAAAAATGCTGGAATGTCGATATAAACGAAATGTCGGTTTGGGGATGCGGCCATAATGTCGTCGCCAAGACCGTCCCAGAGGGCGTGACATTCAGCATCGCGGCCAGTTCTACGACGATGACCGCCAGCGGGCCGGTGTTCAGTGCTGATGATGTGGGGCGGACCTTGACCTTAGCCATCAACTCGACAGCTACGCCGCAGACGTTCCAGATCGTCGGTTACACGGACCCGCAGACGGTAACGGTCGGGGCAGTCCGTAAGCTCAATTTTACCAATGCTCCGGGGTCATTCGGCGGGGTGCGCGGTAGCATGACGACCGGCAGCAATGTGCTGACGCTGGAAGCTGACGTGCTGACCTCTGACGATATTGGCCGCAAGATCTATGTCGTCAGCGCGGCCCTGAATGGCTCCATTCCGCGTCCGCTGCCCGCGATCATCTCCGGCGTCTCTGGCACCAGCATCACGCTGAGCGCGCAGGCGCAGCGAGACGTCGCGCTGGCCGAACTGGTTTTCGATCCTGCTGTGGATTTCGGTGATGCGGATTTCTCGGTCAACGAGCGAACCAACGACCTGTATTGCTCTGGGCTGCACATCGAGCGCCACCGTGGATGCGGGCTCGTTCTGACGGGTTACAATATGTCGTTCCCATCAATCAAGGTCCACGCCTCCGGGCATACGGCGATCAATCACTTGGCATCCAACATCCAAATGCTCGCCTATGATGCTTACGGGCACATGGACGGTGTTTTCAGCCAGGTGGTGTCGTCTAATGTGGGGCGTATACTGGCTACGGGTCAGGATGCTCCGCTGTCTCTGTCGTGGATGGAGACCATGCTGACCCACGACATGCCGACGATCCGCATGCAAGACTGCGGCGACGGCGCAGCGGTCGATATCGGCACGATCAAGGGGCTGGGCAATGGGCAGAACCAGAACGCCATGGACGGGTGTCTGTCCACGGATGGCTCGGGCCTGATTATGGCTCGGCTAATCGGCGCGCCGGGGCAGTCGTATCGCCGCATGAACGTGGTCATTCCGACACCCTGACAGGAGGCGGCATGCCTGA